GGCGCGTCATGCAGGAGCTGGCGGCGATCTCGTTCGCGAAAGTGAGCGATCTGTACGACGAGAACGGCGACTTGATCCAACCGTACAACCTGCCCGAGCACGTCGCCGCGGCGGTGAGCGGCATGGATGTCGAAGTGCGCTTCGATGGACGGGGCGACAACGCCGTGCCGTACACGATCCGCAAGTACCGCTTCGTCGACAAGAACGTGGCGCTCGGCACCCTGGCCAAGCACTTCAAGATCGTCGGCACCGACGACGATGGCGTGAACGCGCTCGCGTCGATCCTGGCCGACAAGCTCAAGGCCGCGCGCAACCGCAGGTACCAGGGACAGAACGTCGAAGACGCGACCATAATCGAGCCCAAGCCGGCCGCACTGCCGCAGCCGGTCGTCATCGACCAACAGGAGAGCGACGATGAAAGACTCTGGTAAGTCCACCCACCGCGGCCGCGCGGTTGACCCGACGTGCTTCCGCGAGATCGCCACCGGCATCGGCCAGACCCTCGCCGGCAGCGAGCGCACCGGCGGCCAGCGCAACCTGCGCGTGCGCGAGACCGCTGGCAACCGCGGGACGTTCAACCTGGCGCCGGTCGACGAGGGGTTCACCCCGGATCCTGATGACATGATGGCGGTGGGGCTCGCCCCGATGGAACCGCCTGTCGATAGCGAGTACGAACCGAGAACGTGGCGTCGATAGGCTGAGGCTATCGATGGCGCGAGACTTGCATTGGTCAGGCCCGGCGCGGCGAGTCGCGGTGGGTCTGTGGGACCGAGCCGACGCGGGACTTGCGGAGCGCGGCGAGTTCGAGTGGGCCGTGCGGGTGATCGACGGCAAAGAGCACATCGCATGCATGAACTTGATCTGCCCCGGCTGCAAGATGATCTCAGCACTACCGTTGATGAAGCCATCGCTGTGGCCGCGGTTGCCTGGTAAAGATTGGCACTGGAATGGCAACATCGATAGACCCACGCTATCGCCATCGATCCACCACGTTGGTTGTTGGCACGGTCACTTGGTCGATGGCGTGCTGAAAGCCTGCTGATGCGCCCCGTCATCAACACCATCGAGCGCACGGATCAGAGCGTCCAGCTCCCGATCCGTGCCGCGGATCTGCTGGCCAGCAAGGTGGCTGGCACACCAGTTGACGAACTGTTCGACAAGCTCGCGAGCTTCGAGTCCGATCCGCTCGGCTTCGTGATGTGGGCGTTTCCATGGGGCGAGCCTGGCACGTCACTTGAGAACGAGATTGGCCCTGAGCAATGGCAAGTCGATCAACTCACTCGGTTGGGCGAACGGATCCGCGCTGGCGGCTGGGACGGTTGCGTGGTCGAGGAAGACACGACTGCTGGCCATGGGGTCGGCAAGTCAGCGGAAGTGTCTTGGCTGATCCTGTGGGCGATCAGCACGTTCGAGGACACGCGTGGCGTGGTGACGGCGAACACGGAAGGCCAGCTCAAGACGAAGACGTGGGCCGAGCTCGGTAAGTGGTACCAGCTCTTCATCGCGAAAGAGCTGTTCACGCTGACTGCGACGGCGATCTACATCAAGGACGATCCTGACCGCGAGAAGACGTGGCGCATCGACCAGATCCCGTGGACGAAGGAGAAGTCCGAAGCCTTCGCTGGCATGCACAACAAGGGCAAGCGCATCATCGTGATCTTCGACGAGGCCGCGGCGATCGATGACCTGATCTACGACGTGACCGAAGGCGCGCTGACCGACGATCTCACGCAGATCTTCTGGCTGCGCTACGGCAACCCCACGCGCACGTCGGGCCGGTTCTTCAAGAACTGCACTGCGGGCAAGCGCAACACGGTGACGCGCGTCGACAGCCGCACCGTGCGCTTCACGAACAAGGGTCAGCTTCAGGCGTGGATCGATGACTACGGTGAAGACTCTGACTTCGTGCGCGTGCGCGTCAAGGGCATGTTCCCGCGCGCCGGCTACGCGAACTACATCTCGCCAGAAGTGGTCACCACAGCACGTCGGCGCAGGTTGGCGTCGTCGGTCTACCAGGCGCACCCGAAGATCCTCGCAGTGGACCCGGCGCGGTTCGGCGATGACTTCTCGGTGATCACGCTGCGTCAAGGGTTGAAGGTGCACTGGCAACTCGCGCTGTCGGGCTTCGACGGGCCCGATCTTGCTGGCCGGGTGTTCGAGCTGTTGCGCAAGGACGCGCAAGGCGCCGTGTGCATCGTCTATGACGCCGTGGGCAACGGCGCGGATCTGGACTCGGCGCTGCGCCGCATGCGGGGGATCCCGCCGCTGATCCCTGTGCAGTGGGGCCAGCCGGCGAAGGACGACAAGCACTACTTCAACCAGCGATCGGAGTGTTGGGGCACGATGCGCGACTGGTTGGAAAACGGCCAGGTGCCTGACGACGATGACCTGAGCGAACAGCTGACCAGCCTTGACTATGGCCACGATGCTCGCTTTCGCATTCAACTTCAATCGAAGAAGGACATCAAGAAGAACGGCGGCAAGTCGCCCGACAAGGCCGACTCGCTCGCGCTCACGTTCATTCCTGAGCTGATTGACCGCAAGGTCACGAACGCGAAGGTGCGGCCGAGCAAGCGCCGCACGGTGGTGTGGAGCCGATGAAGCGCAACTACGTGATCGAGATCCAAGGCAAGCACCATCGCTGGGGTTTTCCGATCAAAGCCGAACCCGAGCACGCTGAGGATTGGCGAGCCGACGGCTTCGAGGTGTACGAGGTGACGAACACGATCCCTGAGTGGGCTGCGTGGGAGCCTTTGCTCAGTCTGTGGATTCGGGCTCAGGATGCTTGGCAATGGTTGCGGCTGTGGTGAACTTGGTGGCATACTGGCCCCTGCCGCGAGGTGATGGGCGCGGTTGTCATGGTGACGACGTGGGTCAAGAGCCCCGGGCGGGCAACCGCTCGGGGTTTCTTGTTTTCTGGCGCGGTGTTGCATAATCGCCGCCCATGCAGACCAGCGCGCGGCAATCACCAGGCGCCCCCCGGCTTGTCCCCCGTGCAGTGGACGAACCGAAGGGGGTCAACCCGCTCATCCGCCAGCTCGGTCTCAAGCAAGTCTTGGAGCGCGACACCGCGCCGGCAGACCCGGTTCAGGATCTCGAAGGCGCGCAGGTTGAGTCGGCGCTTGCTGGCCATGTCCGGCAAGCCTGGGCTCGTAACAAGCTGGCCAAGGAACGCATCAACCAGAAGCTTCTGTCCGATCTGCGCGCCCGCCGCGGGATCTACAGCCCGCAAGAGATCGCCGACATCCAAGCCAGCAATGGCGGCTTGAACATCGTTTGGTCGCCGCTCACCGAGGTGAAGTGCCGGGCGGGTTCCGCCTGGGTCCGCGACATCGTGCTGCCGGTAGGCGAGCAACCCCGCGGGCTCGAGCCAACACCGTTGGCCGAGTTGCCGCGGCCGATGATGGAAGCGATCGTGCGCCGCGCGCTGACGCAGGCGCAGGACGTGTTGGTGCAGGCCCAGCAGGCCGGCGGTGGGGTGATGGATCCGCAAGAGTTTCGCGATCTCGTGCGCGAGCTCGGCGAGAAGTTGCGCAACGACGCGGAGAAGACCTACAAGAAGTTGGCCAAGAAGCGTGCGGAGAAGATGGAACAGACCATCGAAGACCGCATGGTGCAGGGCAACTTCTACCAGGCGATGGATGACTTCATCGAGGACTTCACCACGTACCCCGCGGCGATCCTCAAAGGTCCGATCTACAAGCGCGACAAGAAGCTGAAGTGGGGTGCGGGTTGGCGTCCTGTCGTCACGAACGAAGCAGTACCGTGGTGGGATCGTGTCAGTCCGTTCGACACCTACCCGGCGCCGGGTTCACAGAGCCCGCAGAAAGGCGACTTCATCGAACGCGTGCGGTTCCAACGCGACGAGCTGTATGACCTGAAGGGCATCGACGGCTACAAAGACGACCAGATCGATGCTGCGTTGATGGACTACTCCAACGGCCACATGGAAGGTTGGATGTGGACCGAGAGCGAGCGCCAGCGACTCGAACAAGAGACGCTCTACATGTGGCTGTCGCCACCCGGCGTGATCGATGCGCTCAACTTCTGGGGGCGCGTGCCTGGTTGGAAGTTGATGAGCTGGGGTGTCACCGGCGATCTCGAAGAAACGAAAGACTACGAATGCAACGTCGTTCTGTGCGGAAGGTATGTGCTCTATGCAGCCATCAACCCGCATCCGTTGGGCCGGCGCCCGTACCGCAAGGCGTGCTACGACGCGATCCCTGGAGCCTTCTGGGGTCGCTCGATCCCGGATCTGGCCAAGACCCCGCAGCAGATGTGCAACGGCATCGCGTGCGCCATCGCCGACAACCTCGGGATCGCAAGCGGCCCGATGATGTGGACGCACGTCGATCGACTCGCTGACGGTGAACAGTCGCTCGAAGCTTTCCCTTGGAAGAACTACCAGCTCAAGTCCGATCCCACACAGGGGGTGAACCCGGGCATCGGCTTCTTCCAGCCGGACGATCGCACTGCAAGCCTGATGGCGTTGCACGAGAAGTGGGAGATCAAGGCCGACGACTCGACAGGCATTCCGCGCTACACCTACGGTAACGAGCGCGCAGGCGGGTCGGCTGACACGGCGACAGGCCTGGGCATGCTGATGACGAATGCAGCAAAGGGCTTGCGTCGTGGCATCAGCAACATCGACATGAACGTGATCGAGGCGACCACCTACGATACGTTCGTCAACGAGATGCTCTACAACCCAGACGAGAGCATCAAGGGCGACTGCGTGGTGGTCGCGCGCGGCGCGGCGGCGATCTTGATTCGTGAGTCGGCGCAGCAACGACGCATCCAGTTCCTTGGCATGACGGCGAACCCGATCGACGCTGCGATCATCACTGCGAAGTACCGCGCTGCACTGCTGCGCGAAACCGCTGCGGCGATGGAACTGCCAGTCGATGAAGTGGTGCCGAGCGAAGACGATCTGGAAAAGCAAGCTGCGCAACAAGCGCAACAGCAACAGCAGCAGATCGAGATGATGGACGAGCAGCAGAAGCAGATGTTCAACCAGCAGATCGTGCTCGAGCAAGTCAAGGAAGAAGCCAAGGGCGCGCGCGAACAGGCAGCGCAGACCAACAGCGTCATCGCCGATCTGGTGAAAGAAGCCGTCACTTCGGCCATGCTCGCACAACAGGCGAACAAACCGAAGAAGATTGCGCACAAGTACAACGCCGAAGGCCAGATCACCGAGAGTGAAGCAACGGAGTAAGACATGCCCACGTCCGCCTATTTCAAGTTCTTCGACTACGCCGAGCAGCTCAACAAAGCTGTGCACAACTGGTCGACGCACACCTTCAAGCTCGCGTTGACGAACACCGCGCCCAACGATGGGATGACCGTACTCGCCGACATCACGCAGATCGCCAACGGCGGTGGATACACCGGCGGTGCGGGCGGTGGCTACACGCTCGACACGGTGACGCTCACCGAATCGAACGGTGAGGCGAAGGTCACGATTGCCGACGAGGTGATCACTGCGACCGGTGCTGCCA